TTCATTTGAGCGCACCGCTAAAATCCAGTAAGTTTCAGGAATACCTTTGAATCCTTTTAATGTTTTGACTTTTTCAAGCAAATCAATATCGGTGTATTTCCTAACGTTCGACATTTTCATCTACTTTTTGACCGTTAAAAACTGCAACCCCACCACTAACAGCCGTTACAACCGTTAAAATAGTAATTCCCAAAGGTGCTGTTATAACTCCAGCGCTTAAAATAGTTCCAGCAATAACCCCAATAGCCGTAAAAATACGACCTATTCTTTTATTTTTTTTTGGTGTAGGTGCTTCAAAGCGATCTAACAAACCCATGTTTTCAACTTTCTTCATGTTCTACGTTTTTGATTGTTACTGGTTGCGTTAATATTGCGAGTAATGGCGGTTTATTTTCGTTGTGCTTACTTGTTATCGGCTTGGTTAATTCTCTGTAAATGTCAATTTTACTATCGTTACAAGCTTGCAATTCTAGTTCCAATTTATCTACTCTACTATTCGTCATGAATAACCAAACGGAAACTACTCCCAGCCCTCCGTAAGTCTTAAATATTTTTACCGCTTCCATCATCGCAACAAATCTACTAATTTATTTTTATTCTGTAACATTAGTTACATTAAAATCAATAGGTTGTTCATCGTGCCACTCCCAACCGTCAGAATTAACCTTATTTTCTTCGCTTAGAATTTCGCCACTAGGTAAACAAACCGTATAACCAAACTCCCACTTTCCATTTTCAAATTTGTAGAACATATTTCTAAAATTAAGCGATTACCACTGTGAAACCTTTTGATGTTGCAATTGAAGTTGTACAAGTTGCAGAACCAGGATTTCTACGGACGTTTATCGTTTGACTACCTAAAGCCGTACCCAACGAAGTAAACAAAGCATCTATTGCCGTAGCACTCATATTGCAGTCGTCAATTGTAAACCCTCTAGTTAATCCCGTAAGAATTAAACTTTCAAGTGATACCATTCCTACAAATGCGCTAGTCACATCTGTAACTCCTGAACAATTTGTTATATTAATGCCTTTTAACTTTCGACAACCATTACCGAAATTATTAAGCGATGTAAGCGTAGAACTTGTTGTAATCGTTCCCATTTTTGTAAGATTGTAGTTTAAGTAAATAAACAAAGACAATGTTGTTACAAGTGGAAAATTTACTGTTCCAATACTTTGCAAGTTAAAATTAGAATTGAACCATTGAGAAGCGTTTGTAATTGTTGGCGCGGTTATATTTCCAACGTGGTCAATCAATGAATTATTAAATAAGTTTTGATTGTTTCCAGTTGCACTTGTCATGTTTATATTTATAGGGTTGTTTGATTCATCTCTTACTTGACCTATAAAACTAGCAAACATTGACGCACCATTACTAACGTTTGAAAATGGAAATTTAAGCACTTTTAAAACTTGCATATTAGAAAAGTCGCAACCGTTTACGTTACTAGCCATATTATAAACTAACATTCTTTCTAAATACGCTGGCTTGCCTTGTCCTGAAGTAATAAAAGCTGTCATCGTTGAACAGTCTAAAGCAATATCTAACCATCCTAAAGTTCGCCCGTTGTTTATCAAAGTTGCCGTTGTATTTCGGTCAATGTATAAAGCCGTCGCAGTTGCAAGTGAAATATTTACAACAACCATTTTGTAATTAAAACCAAATTCATCTACTAAAACAGCACTTGAAATAGTTGCGTAATCGTAAACTTTTGTGTAAATAACGTTTGAAGATGTTACTTGTGTTGTTCCATCGCCCCAATTAATAGTATGTGAACCTATTGTTATTTGTATTGTGCAAACATTCTTTTGCGTTTCGTAAACGGCAAATAAACCACTAAACTTATTTGTTCCAGTTCCAACCGTATCTAATGGAAGCCAACCGCTAGGACGTACCCACGCATCAGTTGAAGTTACGTTAATCGTATCCACTCCATCGTAAGTTCCCGAATTTGTACCGTTCAATTTTACAAATAGGTTTCGTGTTCCGTTTGACTTGACATTACCAACACTTGACCCGTTAATGTTAATTAAGCCGTCTGGCGCTGTTATATCTGCGGTGTCAGTTGCTAATACGTCTGTAGTGCTTATCGTTGTTCCTACGCTATCTTTTAAAGTAATTACGCTATCTGAAATAATTTGTACTTCATCACTTCCTGAAGGCAAATCTACTTCTATAATACCATCTCCGTTTGTTTTTTTGATTCTTAAGCGTGCATCGGGTGCGGAAATATTAGGATTATCAGTTGTTACAATTGCGGTGTTTACGATTTCATTAAGCGAATTAATTACGTTGGCTTCGACTTCGCTAGGTGGGCACGGCTCTATTTCAACAACCGCTGTAACGTCAATATTACTAGGACTTATAGTGGTGCCTAAAAAGTTATCATTTTGGTCGTAAACATTTACCGTAATATCATCACTTGTATAGGTATCACCACTTGCAATCATTTTTACAAATGATTCATCTGAATTTTGGAAAGTAGCGTTTTCGCAAGTTGGTGGCGGTGGCATTTCACCCCCTAATGGAATTTCACAAAGTCCAATCTTTTCAACTTGTAAACGTACACGTAAAACCCAACCACCTACATAGTCGAGTAAATCGTTGTTTATCGGTGTTTGTGTTGCTGTTCCTACTATCTCAATGTCATCTTGTCCCTCCTCTAACCATAGTACTAAATCGTTTAATATTTGGTTGGTATCTGACACTACATAGTTGACGTTAGTACGGTCTTTTTGTAACCTATCCACGCAGTAAATTTCAACCTCAAATTCATTCACGTTTGTGATTGTATCGCTTGCTAAGGGAACTACATACAAAAACGGATACGCTTCATTTAAAGTTGCTAAATTCTGCATTTGCTCTTTGAACTCAAAATCAAATCTATTAATTTGCAAATGATCGTCTGCAAATGTCTTTATAACGTTGACTGCTTGTAAATAACTAATCATATAAACATTGTATCAGTGTTAAAATTATCATCGTTCTGCGGCGCTAATTCTGAATCTCTATTTAATTGGCTTGTAAATTCAGGAAACAAATCTCTATTTGATTTCAAATATTTTCTTACAAACATTTCAAAGAACTCCGCTTTTTGTTCGTAGTGACGCATCACAAAGGTTGTTTCAGATTGTTCAACGCTTTCGGAGTTATCACCGTTTTGTTTTTGAAGTCCTTTATTTTTTAGTTGGTATGTCAAACCTAACACACAATCGACTGTTGCACGCCACGCAATAGCTGGTTGTATTTTACCTACTAATATTTCTTCATCACTCGTTAATGTTTGTGCGTTGTAAGCGGTCAATAAATGATTGAAAAAGTAAGTACCTAAAATCGACTGCATCCAACCGCTTGCGCTAGGCTCTATAAAAGGCATTACATCGGTGGCACTAACATTTTGAGTTATCGGTGTCTTTTGCTTTAGGTAATTTTCTGTAACAAAGTAAATCATATTGTCGGAGTGTTTGGAGTATCGATAACTTGACCCTCAATTATTTTAAAGTCTTGAATTGTAAATGTACCGTCAATGTTTGCAATTTGCATCAATTCGTTATACATAAAAGTCAACTGTTTACGCATCGGAAATACTACGTTTTTCTCAAAAATAGCGTAACTCATTTCAAGTTCTTGAGCGTTACCCAAAGAGCCCGCAACTTTTACGCCCATTATCGACGGATTGATTTTGTGCGCAAAGCAAATATTATCTTTCAACTCTTTTGCAGTTCCCTCAAAAAGTTTATCATTCGATTGAGAACCTGGAACAATAACTTCGGGCGTGTTTTCCATTCCATCTCCAGTCAATACGAATACTTTACCAGCGTTTTTCGCGCCTTTGTTATTCATTAAACCATCTTTGAAGTCTTCGACCTCTTTTTTAGAACCGAATCGCTTAGGGCGTCTAATAATTAAGCTAGGGAAAATAGAGTTTTGTAGGTTAGACTTATGAAAGTAACTTTGTTCACCATCCAAATAGCACCAATTTAACGCACTTGAATAAGTAGGAATAGGATAAATATCTTGACCCGCGCCAACTTCACCAAATGTGTAAAGCATTTCTTTATACTTTCCTACTTTAGCGGGGTGATACGCTTCTAAAAATCTGCGCTCTTTTCCCGTTGACCAATCGCTAGAAAATTCATAGTTACCGTCAAAGCGATAACGAATACTTGCGGGTTGTAATCTTTCCATACAAAGGAACTTTCCACTATCTGAATACTTCAATAGAAAATGTACTCTAGCATGCATCTTATAATCCCGCGCAACCGTTTCTAAATTTCTGTCGACTTTATTCATTCGTGACCATACGCCAAACGCAACTTTATCTTTTCCGTCGCTCAATCCCTCAACCGTAAAACCCCCACCGATAACCGCCATTACTGTAAAGTCAATAACCGCCCCGTGAATTGGTGATGTGTAATACATTTGATCTAAAACACTTGGGAATAAGTTATCTTGGCCAAAGTAAATAACGCCAGCTTTGTGTACTTGCGATTGAATAAAAGGTAACGATAAGTTACCGTCGCCAATTTGCCCAAACGGAGTACTGTATGCTTGTTGCTCCGTCCTTACGACTGAATTTCTGCTAAAATTTATACCTAGTATTTTCATAAATAAATATTTGTGTTTGCATCCTCATCGGAGTGAATTATCATGATACCCGTTTCAACAATGTGACCTGTTGTATCTGCTATCGTTTCGGGGTCGGGTAATATACTTTCATAGACTGTATAGGTATATTGACCTTTAACATAGTCTAATTGCATTGTAAATAAATTGTATCGTTCCGGATAACCGCTTATGTCCTCAAAACTCACAAATGTTTCGCTTTTGTTTATCTCGTTCACAAAATGAAACAAGTAATAAGGCGCGGATAACAAAGAACTTTCCTTTAAAGTCAATGCTATGTTTGTGGAAATATTCTTTTCTAAATAAATCATGTAAATAATAGGACACAAAAAAAGGCTGTCCAAATTGAACAACCTTAATTTATTAGTAGTAGTTGAAATTTAGAATAATCCAGCAACAACTGCGCTCTCAATTTCGTATGCAAGTTGGTCATTTTCTCCAACCAATACAACGGAATATTTTGAACCGTCTGCACGCTCTTGACCTGACCCCTCACCAACTGATTGAAGTTGTACGTTAGGGAAGAACCAATATAAACCGTTCGCATCTTTACAGATTGCATAAAGGTATCTTTGGCCCGCGCCCAAAATATTCAATTTACGAGATTTATCAGCGTCACGTCTGTGCAACATTGCTGTGATTGTAGCGGTAACAACAACCGACCCGTTTACGAAATCGTTTTGTTCATCCTCTACATAGTTCGATGTTTTTCTTTTAACGGCAATTTCAATAGGTTCATTATCTACTGTCATTGCTGTGATTTTCCAAGTAGGAAGTGAAACGGTTTGTGCAGAAATATCTGCCATGTCACCCACCAAAATTTGATGAAGTCCACCGCTATTTCTTTCACAACCTAACTCAATTCCCTCTAATGCTTCGCAAGCCATAGTCTGTATTTTTAAATGTGAATAAAAAGGGGGTAATTAAACCCCCTCGTTAATGTTAGGCGATTTTGTAAGTTACCCATTCAGCATCATTCAAGTAGTTGAAACCTACTTTGAAGTCAGAAATAACACGGATTTTTCTATCTCCAGTTGTTTCTTTCATGTTGATTGTAGTAATGTCGCTTGGGTCTGAAACCAAATCCGCTAAGAAAATGTAGTTAGACTGTAAAGACAAAGTCATTGTTGAATCAGTCATTCCCTCTCCAATTGACAACTCGTAACCCAAGAAAGTCAATGGAGCATCTTTTGTAGTGTAAGCTTCAGCTGACTGTGTAGCAACTGCCAAACGGTAAGCGTCTGCAACGTTTGAAGCAATAAACCATTTAACTTCTGATTTACGGTTTCTCAATGCTTTTGGAATTTGATTGTAAACCAAAGTCATTTGTGCAATTACGTTTGTAGACGTGATATTTGTACCAGCGATTTTTTGAGCTGTTGGAATATCCGCACCTGACAATTGTTTTTCCAAACCATCACAAAGGTCTAAGTAAGTGTCAGTTTCTCCCTCTGTGTCACCTTGCCATGTAAGGTACTCTAATTGGTCAGCAACTGTTCTACCTAATTGATCGTAGAAATGCGTAGCGAAATCTGCTGGCATGAAATCACCATTTGAACCTTTGTTCATCCAATCAGCTAAGAATG